TCTTTTAGGTCTTGCTTTTCTTTCGCCAATTCATTGACAGAGTTTGTGGAATCATCAACAACGCCGATTTCCTCTTTTGTCTTCTTATTTGACTTCTCAGTGGCTTCGGCGGATTTCTCGGTGGCTTCAGTTGTTTTCTCCGTAGTCTCGCGCAATGCCTTTTTCTCTTCATTTAGGGCACTGATTGACGTTGCGGAATCCTGTTCAGCTTTTGTCTTTTTCTCAATCGTTCCTGCCGCTTCTTCATTAGCTTCGGCTTCTTCTCCCGTCAATACACCAAGCGTCTTTAACTTATCGGCAGTTTCCGACATAACGCCTTGCATGGAAGTGTACTCTTTTTCGGCAGCTTCCATGTTCTTTGTGGCATTTTCGTACTCAGTGTTACTGTCAGACACAGCATCTTTTAACTTGAGGTATCCACTGTAAATCGGATCCAATCGCTGCTGCTCGGTTGTAAGCGTTCCTGCGTACTTCTGTATTTGCTCTTCCGTCATTCCAACGGTTTTGTAATACTCTTCCAGAGCATCCTTTGCCGCCTTCTGTGCGCTTGACGCTCTTGTCTGTTCATACGCAGCTGTTCCGTAAGCCTTTGTTACTTCCTTGATGGAATCCTGTAAGGCTTCATACATCGCAACTTCTTTCGCAACACCGAACCATTCTTCCAGCTCTTTCTTTGTGGCTGAAAGCGTTCCTGTCTGCGAATCCCATGCTTCGGAAAGGCCATCAACGGAACCGCTGAGTTCTTCCACCATCGCATCGATTTTTGACTTGGTAAACTCATCGGTAATAACATAGGTTTCTCTGACCGCACCTGTTGTATCATCGAATGCTTTTTTCAGATAGCCAATCTGTTCACTTTTACCGCCTAATCCATCAAGTGAGGTTTTGAAATTATCGCACTCACCCATGATGTTGATGAACTGCTGTTCAAAGCCTTCAAGCATTCCGACTCTTGACTTTGCATCTTCTACTGTCTGCTTTGCATTTTCGATAGATTTAGCCGTCTCTTCGTTCGCTGCTTTGATGCTTTCGTAGAAATCATCGAGATAATCCTTGGCTTTGTTGTTCTTAAAAGCATTTGTGAGGCCGGTGACAGCATCCGTGGCAACTTCCACAACGTCCTGTAAGGGTTCTGATACTTTTTCGTAAACAGCAATTCCTAAACCCTCAAGAGACGCTTCAAGGAGTTTTATTTTCCCTTGCAGGTTATCCCCCATCGTCTCCATCATTTCTTTTGCCGCACCGTCCGAATTATCAATGGCATCTGCCAGTTTATTAAAGTCCTCATCGGAACCGTTGACGATTGCCAGCCATCCCGACATAGCGTTCTTGCCGAAGATAGCACCTGCCGCAGCTGCCTGTTCTGTTTCGGACAAGCCGCCCATGACTTCGCGCAGATGTATCATGGTCTCACGTAAATTGACGGAACCGTCATCATTCTTCTGTATTTCGATGCCGTACTTAGCCATTGCGTCACTGGCCTGCTTAGACGGCTTGACCAGGTTAGTAAGACCTGCCCTCAGTGCGGTACCTGCTTGGCTTGCCTTAATACCACTATTCGCCATCAAACCGACAGCCAGTGCGGTATCTTCCATCGATGCTCCCAAAGCACCGGCAACAGGAGCAGCATACTTGAATGTCTCACCCATCATGGAGACGTTAGTATTCGCGTTGGAGCTTGCCGCTGCCATGATATCCGCAAGTCTTCCCGAATCCTCTGCTGTCTTTCCAAATGCTGTCAGAGCATCGGTCACAATGTCCGATGTGGTCGCAAGATCCTCACCGGATGCGGCAGCAAGGTTCATCACACCCTCAATGCCTTGGAGCATGTCGTTTGTTTTCCATCCGGCCATCGCCATGTAGTTCATGGCTTCTGCCGCTTCCGTAGCCGAGAATTTTGTGGTTGCGCCCATCTGCTTTGCCTTTGCAGACAGCTGTTCCATCTCTTTACTGCTTGCGCCGGACACGGCACCGACTTTTGACATACCTGCTTCAAAATCGGATCCGACCTGCATCACATACTTCGCCGCTTCTCCTGCTTTGCTCGCAAGCTCTTTGAACCCGTCCGCAAGCAGTCCGACAGCGGCATTTTTGATCATGCTCTTTAAGCTGATTTCCAGTTCGCCTGTGCTTTTCTCCGCACCATTGGCTTCTTTGGAAAACTCATTCAGCTCGCCGCCTGCGTCATCGGTTGCCTTTTCCAGCTCTTCCATTGCATCGGCGTTTTCATCGACTGCCTTTTCTGCCTTAACTGTTTCCGCTGTGGCATCGTTCAAACGTCTCTGCCAGTCTTCCGCACGATTCCCGGCTGATTCGTAGGACTTTTCCGCACGCTCTACGGCTTCGGCGGCTTTCTTGACCGCCTGCTCCTGTTTCTCAAGCTCTTCGTCTGTAGCCTCGCCCGATGCCTTCATCTTTTCGAGTTTTTCTTTTGCTTCGGTAAGTTTATCTTTGTATTCTTCCAGCTTCTTACCGATGTCCTCATAACTACGCTTTGATTTCTCAAACTCTTTCGCAATGGCTTCCTGCTTAACCTTGGAAGCACCGAGAACATTGTTCAAGGCATCATGCTTTTTCTGCAATGCCTCAAGGCTGTTCTTCTGCCCCGCTGTCTGGGTCTCGACCAATTTCAAGGCAGACTTCATGTTATTCAGCGATTTCGTACACGCCGTAACCGCGTTTTTAAACTGCTGTTCACCGTCAAGCGCGATGACAGCACCTATCTTTCTTGCCATTCCGTCACGCTCCTTGATAGGTTAATTTTTTAACGATCATGTTGTGGTGTTTCTTGAATTGCTCAAATAAGGCTTTCCACTTTTTGAAGTACATGTGGCTGACTTGCTCTTCCGTATACCCTATCTGCATCCCCACGTACACCACCCATGACATATCAATCAGTGTCTTCTGTGTAGGCAACCTGTATCCGTCTATTTCTTCGTGTTCTTCCGCTTCTTCGACTTTTTTTCGGCCACGCAGTCTTCGAACTCACGGAAAACCACCTGTGCGAGTTCGGTTATTGAGTATTCTTCCTGACGCATCAACTCTTTCTGAGTCGGCGCGGTCAGCTCGGATCCGGAGATGTCGATGCCTTCCTCGATCATCCATGAGAGGCATTTACAAGTCAGATCTACATTCGGCAGCGTGTATTTCCCTGTCGTGCGGTCGATCAGACCGTCAGCGTCGACATTCGGCACAAACCCGCGAAGCTTATCCTCTACTTCGATCAGATCGCCGACTTCACGCTGGATGCGGTCAAGGACCAGAAGTGAACACTTATATGGATACATGGTTTCGTTCAGCTCAAACTCTTTCAGTTTTTCTTCAAACATATTCATCCCTCCATCAAGCAAAAAAGGGGACGGATGTACCGCCCCCAATAATGCCCATTAGTTGTTTGTGATCATCAGGGCTTTGGTATAGGAAGTTTGGTCTGAATATACTCAATAGCCGCCGCTTCCGTGTCGAAGTCCTGCTGATATCTCCACACGCCTCCGTCTTCTGCCATTGCTGTACCGCTTACGGAGGGTGTCTGAAACTCAGTGTTTTCACCGCGAGTGGTAAGTGTGGTAGTAGGCTCTGCCCACTGTGTTTTCGGATAAACACGGGCTTCGTACTTTCTGACACCATCCACTTTTTTGACACCGATGACAGCAAATCCGCAATACGGTGCGGAATCATCGATGTTGGACGTGATCTCGTTTCCGGACTGTGCCTGTGTATGTCCGAACACTTCCGTAAATACCGCCGCAGGAATATCGGTAGTTCCGAGTGTCAGTGCCGCAGATGTTACGCCACGCTCGGACTCAGCAAGAGCGTCATCACCGTACAGTGTAGCCTCTCCAACGTTCGGAGCTTCTTCAAATGTGGTTGCCTTGCCGAATACCTGCAATGTGCCGTATGCACCAACGCCGGTCCTTTTAGCAACATAAGGTTTTCTTACACCAATATATGCCATGGTTAATCCTCCTCATAGAAATCTTCATCTTCTGTTTCACACTCAAACACGATGTGTCTGAGCTTACTTGTCCCCGAATTGGCAGTGGTTATTGTGTCGACCAGTACCGTTATTTCCGGGTAAGTAAAACCATCCTCAAACAACGCATTTCTGATGCTGTTCTGGATGGCAAAAAAGTTTTTATTCGCCGGCATGAACAAGTGTACCTGTATGGAGTGGACTACTGCGTTTGGTGCATCGTCTCCGTACAAGTCACCGTTGTTTGCCGCAAAATTGTATGTGATCCATCGCTCGGGTCTTGCGGAATCTTTGCCCGTGTAAGAGTCGGGGTAAGCAGGGATGTTCAGACTCTTCGCGATGTTTTGGATACGTTCGAAGGTGTTCACGATATATCACCTGACCTTGTCCATGTACTTGTCAAAGATACCGTCCATAGCACGCTCAACGGTGCTTTCGGCTTCTTTGACCGCAGGCGTAACAACAGGCGTTGCGGCTTGCTTATAGGTGCCGTATTCAAGATATGCCATCTTTTCCATATTGCGGACTCCTTTACTGTCCTTGCCTGTCGGTCGCACTACCAGAAATTTTCCGCTGCGGTTTGTTTTCACGCCTGTCGATTTGATAGATCTGTACATCGATCCAGAGTAGTTATGCTTCTGTGCATGACTCTTCATTTTTTCCAACATGACAGGCTCGGCGGCTTGAATCATCTCATCGGTCATCTTGCCAACATCGAGACTCGTTAAATCTCTCATCAGCTGACCGAATGCGGTAGGTGTCTTAATCCTCGCCATAATTCACACCGCCTTTCCGTTCCAGGTACAGTTCGACTTCGTCCTGTCCCGGTCTGTATGTTCGATATACACCGTATGCAAGTCCGTCCACAATGACGGTCTCCTGCTCTCCATACTCGTCTGCCCACAGCGTTATTTTCAAGGCAGGCTTAATATTGTTCTGACCAAAAGTGGCTATCTCTTTTCCGCTCACGGATGCCACCTTGCACCAAACTTCTTTTTCCGCAATAGTTTCTGCGGAATCGTCCACAAAGTCTGC